AACCGTTGCGCCATCAAGTATTAATTTAGTCTGATCGGCGGTTACGCTATAAACAAGATCCACTGCCACGACATTATTTATTTGGGCGTTCGGCGTTATTCCAAGTGTGAATAAGCAGTTTGTGGCATCATGAGAACCGATTGATTTTAGTTTCGCACGGTTTGTTGTATTAAAAATTACAAAGCAACCTACTGTGTCATGTTCTCCAAGAGACGTCAGCCTTACAATATAAACTATATTGGAAACCGTGAGGCAACCTATGGAATCGTGTACGCTGAGTGAGGCTAATTTCGCTGTGTAGTTTGTCATTTTTAGAGAACTTGTGAGTCTAGTATGCTTGAGTAACCAGTAAAAGATGTATCATATTGACACGCCACCGCCGCAGGAGCAGTCCAAGAGCTTAACCCACTAACAGAATCAACAAGCGGTGCATATCCAATCAACGGACACGTCGCATCGTGGGCGTTGTTTGTTCCGTTTGGGTAATACGCAGCAGATGGTGATACTAAACCATTTGCTACGTTCTTGTCCCAATAAAACAATACCCAGTTTGCAGTCAGTGTTTGTCCGGCGTTCACTAACCACGTCGGCGGTGTTCCGGTCGCGGGGTAGATCACGAAGTATGACGTAGGGTTTGATTTTGATGTTGTGGTTATTGCAGCCATTGTAACAGGCTGCCGTGTGAGTGAGCATACCGTTGAACTCGGTTCGCCCGAGGTGGGTATCGCGTTTCCCGCGCCGTTTCCAGCCACGCCAAGGTACGTATCTCGCGGGTCAGGAGCGTAGTTGGCTCCGTTGATGGGAATTGCGTAGAGCGCGTAGTTAGTAGTAGAACCGTTCCATTTAAAAGGCGTGCTCTGACTCGCATCCATCAATAAACGCCCATTAGAATACCAGTGTCCTACTGTCATCTTATTTTATTCTCCTTCTTTTAGGTTAGATACGCTATATTCATTAGGTCAACCACGTGCGAACCCTCAAGCAGTTGTAACGACGGTTGGAACTCCATCTGCGGTTGTACCCATTCCCACCACGTCGGCGTAGTGATTGGGGATAATCTGCCACTGTCATTGGAACTGGAAACCTCACACTCAAGCACATCGAATGACCCCTGCGCCGTGAGTTGCTTCAGTTGCCATAGATACGTCGCATAGCGCCGCTCGGCTTCCGCGATTGACGGGTTCGGGTCTGCGGGGCTTCCACCGTCGCCGTATTGGCCAGTCATCGTCCAGTATGTTCCGTTATTAAATTCCGGTGGCACGCATGACGTCGAATCAATACCAAGCGACATCTCAGGATGGTTATCGTGCATATACTCAACAAGACTCGGTTGTATTATCGTTGCGTCGTAAACGTTCCAAACCTCGACATCTACCCCATCTACTTGTGAGAGCCGTGTCTCGAAGTCAGCCCATAGGCTGTATTGCGTGCCACTATTGCGCCACATCTGACCGAAGATTCCTTGCCTCAGTGGTGTCGTAGTTTTAGGGAGTAACCACGACATAAAATTATCATACCCACTTTCAAACCAGTAATTCTTGATGACATAGCCTTCTGAACCGTCCGGCCCCCATAGGGAGTCTATATGTTCGATAAGGTCGCCGAATGTGCTTTGATACGAACTCGGTGGTGTGCTTGCGTTAAACGCGGGGCCGCCTGTGTCCCACGGTTCTGACGTCGCGTTTAAGTTGAATTGAACCATGATTCTGTTTTCGAGGCAGAGTTGTAGGGCTGCAGCCATGTCTGCGTCCCATGCAGCGTTTGATTGATAATCTGCAAATGTGTCCGCACCGATTGATATATCCCACCCGTTCGCCGCGCACCAGTCGAGGTCGAGGTAGTTGGGGGTGGTAAGATAATTAGGCCCAAGCCACACGTTTTTATCGTTCATTTTTTTAGTTTATTGCGGTGTGTATTGTAGCCGGGCGCCGTAATTCCTGCTTGACCCGTTATATGTGAAGTTTTTTTCGACGAACGGCCCCGTTCCTGCGCCAGCGTATCCGTAATCACCACCCATCAAGAGTACGTTAGAAGTTGCCGCTATCGTCTGATACGCACAGGTATATTGTCCTGCGGAGGCACCCCCTGTAGAGCCAATAAATAACCATTTAAGCGTCTGTGTGTAATCGAACATTTCAATGTTATTACCGGAACTGAGTTGAACGATAGACGTATCGGCATACGGCGCTGAGAACGCTGCACCTGTTGTGCCGTTACTCGACGTGCTGGATAGCGTTCCATTATCAGCGGTAAATATGTGGTAATCGCTCCCTGCACGAATGTTAATACCATCAACGAACTGGAATAAGTTACCCCACATATTTTCTATTCCACGATAAGACATAGCATACGTCGTTACCTGCGTCGCGCCACCGTTGCCCTCACTTGTAAACGTCACCTGTCCGCTTGCGTTGCCGAGCGTGGTAGTATGGCCGGTGTTACATGAGCAGTTGTTTGAACCGTTTTGCGTAATATTGGAGATGCCGTATGAAAGCACACTCCGCAAGTACAACGAACCATATTCGATAATCGCTAAGAGCGCCGCAGCACACCACGCCTGATACATCATAAGGCCCCACCCTGCGCCGTTGTTATTTGCGTAGGTGCGGAAGTTGGTTATTGAAACTAATGCCGTTGGTTGCGTGTCGGCTATGGTGGTGATGCCGCCGCGCGATTCGAGTTTCGTGGTCCCACTGTTGTAATAGCCTTCATACGCGCCAACGTAAACGCCTGACTTTGCGACCGTGTTTGATATAAACGCGGGATGAATGTCTGATGAGCTGAACGTATAATCACCGCTGTTGTCTGATAGGCGGAACGTATCCCCAACCGCCCCGACCCAGTACCATATCTGATTGGTGGTTAATTGGTCAACGTGATAACAGAACTGGGGGATGTACACCATCTTCATCTCGCTGCCGGTGGTGTCAATATCTGAGTAGCAGTTGTCGCCGGTTTGAAGTGGTGTGGTATTGACATTGCAGCGAGAAGCTACTGAACCATCTGGTCGTAATGAAACACGACCCATAACACCCCACGGAGCTAGACTGTTAAAGTAGGTCGTCGCTGCCGCTTGGTTGGCTGGTGAATAAAGGGTATTGCTGCCTGATGCACCATGATAGCGCGTGAGTGTGGGGCTTGAGTTATTCGTAACCCATTTAACGCCTTCTGCGCCCATATTAACCACCTCCTTTTCTCAGGTTGCGAAGCCCCCTACAGTCAACGCGAGGAAAAAGAGAACCGCGACGTATGCCCGTTAAGCCACCACGGTTCGGCGTGACAAGGGTATTTTGCTTAGTGGCCATCGTTTACACCACGCTAGTTGGCGTCACGTCTATCCTGTTTATGGTTACGTTCGTAATCGACGCGACGAGAATCATCATACTGTCGCCGTTTGTGGTAAGGTTAAACATCTGCCTAAACGATTGCGCTGTGCCGTTAAGGAGGCTTACGTATATCGGCGCACCGATATGGTAGTTTGTTCCTTGTTTATCGTTAAGGAATAAGGGTACAAGCGTTAATGAAGGCGCTGTAGTGGTATATGCCGTCTGTTGTGCATCTATAAACACATCAGCGTTGTTGTATCCTGCCGTTGAAACGGGCGTTAAACCAGCTATCGTAGCCTGGGAAAATGCCGTACTTGTTACAAATTGTGCTGCTGTAGTCTGTGCGTTCGCTCCAGTGACACCAATATCGCACGCCCACGCAGCTCTGGCTGTTGAGTTCGTAACCGGCGTTTCTGCGGTCGTACAGACACACCCCGTTCCTACCCCACCACTAGCTGCAAGCTGTGCGCCGGTGAATGTACAGACGTGCTTTGGTGCGCCTGAGTCAGTAGAAAGGAATATTTCATACACAAGGTCAGTGTCAGCAAGACTTGAACCCCATGCAGAGGGTATGGTTATTCTAATAGAATGGGCTGCGGACAATGATACCGAACCAACAGCGGAGGCCATCGTGACCCCCATGCCGTTTCGGACAACATATGCCGCGTACCATGTGGTCGGCGAGTGACCAAGAGTGCCTTCTGCTACGCCGCTGTCTGCGACTGTGGGAACTGTTGGCGCTGTGTTCGTCGCACCTACAACATCAGCAGCAGTGAGAGATGATCGGTGCGCCGCCGCTCCCGATGTGTTTCGCACGCCTTTTGTTTGTACGCCGATAGTGTGCGAGATAGTGTCTTCAACTGCGGTGAGGATCGTATTCGTGAACGCCTGACTTGATAATGTTGCGGTAACTGTCCCCGTGATCCCTGGTAACGCATTAACGCCGATTTTACCATTTGAGTCTACTGCGAGCAGTTGTGTGGGCGTTGTACCGTCTGAAACCTTGACTGACCCTATAGCAATATCAGTTTCGAGATTAACGCCAAGATTTCCATTTGAATCTATATTAAGTGGAGTAAGTTCATCGGCCCCGTTAGCATTTTTAGTCGGGCCTACTTTAACGATGTTGACATTTTGTACCATGATCTTACCCCGCCATTACGTAGCGAATGTATGAAATGTAAACATCCAACGCGCCGACCGTGCCGGTTGTGCTCGTTAGATACGCGTTATACGTTGTATCGCTCGCGCACCAATGCCATTTAGGATGCGCCCACGTCGTTACTGAGAAGTTCGATGGAGTTTTTGTCTGCGACCCGGCACTGATTACTGTAGTAGTCGTTGTTTGCGTGAATGGGAGTTCGGCTTCTGTGAGCGTAGTACCCGTATCTTTATTAATTACTTCCCAGTTGTCGGGGGTTGTAATCGTCGGGAACGTTGCGGTCCAGTTTCCTGCGGTCGTTGTCTGGCCGCCAGTAACCCATAGGTCAGTCCCTAGAACGGCGGGGTCATCCCCTGTAACTGAGTTAATTGGTGCCAAAGTAGGAGCTGCCATAAGCGACGTTTGTGCTGCGGTTCTGCCCAAGGTAATTGCAGTATCACCGTCAAACGCTATTCGCGCTACCGCAACGCAACCAATAACAAGCGAACCACCAGGAACGGTGCAGATTGGATACGTCCCAGGTGTGAGGTTACTAGCGGTAAGCGGTAATCCAGTAATCTCAGCGAATCCTATAGGGGTACGCGTTCCCTGTGTGAGAATACCCGCTGCGAGCTGCTCTGAAGTAATACCCGCTGTCTCGCTGATCGATGCGGTGGTTATCGTTCCGGGGGTGATATTGTCCTCGGTTATCGTATTAGTAGCGAGTAAATCTCCGGTAAACCATCTGCCTCTAAAAAGTCTCGCTAAGTTATCCTTATATCCCATAGTTGGGCCTCCTACCTCCTTTTTTAATGAATATTTAAAATTGAATTATGTGTGACTTCGGTATAATCGTGCGAGCCTCATTGCTTCAAGAGTGAGCGGATAACCCACCGTCTGACATTTAAGCTCTCCTGCTGCGGTTTTTAATGCTGCAACTGCTGCCGGTACGTCGGTCGATTCTGCTTTTAATTTGCCATTAACCTTCTTTTTTTCTGCCATCTTCATACCTAAAAAATAAAGTGTTGGAGTTTAGCGGATTACCACGTCTTATCGCTCCACATACCTACCTTAATTTGCTTCGGGGTGCATTTCTCGTCCTCTAGCGGTTCAACACCACCAAAGAACGGTTTAGCTTGCCGTATAGCCATCTCTTTCATATCCTTAGATAGTTGAAGGAAATGGTCGTATCTCTGTTGATACGCGCCGCTCCAGTCACCGAGTTTTTCTTCAGTAGTTGGAGCAAAGCGAGCGGCTAATGTGTTCGCTAAAACACCCGCCGCCCAGTAGGCATTTGTGTACTGATCGGTGACGAAGATAATTTCTTCATCCCACAAGAGTTGGTGGTCCTCATCGGTATCGCCGATAAGAAACCGTACCTCATCTAGTGAAGAATTGGAAGGATCCCCGCTGTAACTCCACGTTGCCATTTCGGTTTCGCCTACTTTATCCTAGCTTAACTGATTACACCGTTCAGGAAGCATCCGAGGTCTTGAGCAATGATTTCCATGCCCATCGCCATCTCTGCTTCCATCCTCATGGCACGTCTCCATTCCATGCGGAAGTTTCGGACAGCGAACCAACCTGCGCCACCTGAACCAACTATATCCTGATACGGCCCACCAGAGCTGAGGTATCCGTTCCATCCGAACGTGTACCCAGCAGATGGAGTAAGTATCGAGGGCGTTGGGTTGCTGTAGCAGAGCAGCGCGTCGTTGCCGTATGCAAAGCCCATGCTTGGCGAAGCTGAACCTTCTGCGGCGGTGTTAACCACGCACATAGGCACAATCACTCTGTCGATGCTAAACACTTGTGCAAGGGCCTGTTCCGATATAACTGCGGGCGCACCTGGCGTTCCACCGAATTTAATCCTTTCGAGGATTTCTGGGTGGACAATAAGCGCTTCGTAGGCTTGTGGTCCAATTACGAGGGTGTTAGGCACGAAACCAGTCTGTTGCGCCATGTTGAGTCTGAACTTTCGTATATCTTCGATAGGCGTACTGTTAGTTTGGTCATCCCAGAACACAAACTGGCCGCCGCCGCCGTTAGCTGCGCCGTTTTCGGTGGTTGTCCATACTCCGTTCGTGAAGTAGTTGGTGACGAACTGCATTTCCCTGGCGAGTAATAGCTTCTGCGTCAAGAACAGGGAGATATCACGCTGCATGTTAAGCGGTGCATCGGCGTTAGCTGATACCATGTCGCCTAGGTCAACGTGCAGGCCCCAAACGTCGCACATATAGACGTTTTTCATGTTGAGGCCGTAGCCTGTTCCTGCTGTCTCTGAACCATCTAGCCGAACTTTAGCTTCATTCGTGAACCAGTAGTCTTTCGTGTAGCTGACGTAGTAGTCAGACTTTTTCATCACAGGGATGAGTGGAAAGATCTCGGCTGCCCTGAAGTTGGTTTGACTTTGAATGTACGCAATACTAAAAATTGTATTGGGTACATTAACGTGCACATCGAAGACGCTTGGCTGGCTCTTGGTGAGCGAAACGTGACTTGGCATTGTCCATGCTTCGGCAGGGCTTTCGATAAGACCCGCTTTGGTAAGACGTTTCGCAGCTCCGTAGAGTCCGTAGTTCGGCGTGATCGAGGCGAAGTTTCTTTGAGAATTTGTTGCCATCTTTTTAGTTCTCCTAGTTTGTAATGATGTGAACCTCTAGTACGCCGGTGTCTGAGCCGAACGTGGTAGTCTGCGCATAGTGGATTGTCAGCGTGTCCGTTGGTGCGAACGTGTTGTTAATCGCCGGTGCTGCTGATTCCGAGACAACTGTGCCTACTGTTGCTGAATTGCTGAGTGTAAGCGTTGATTTCGTAGTGCCTACTGAGTATAGGCTTCTCGGAGTCCCGCCTGTAGTTAGTATAAGGTCAAGCGTGCCTACGCCTGAGCTGGTTCCCGCTGCGGTAGTGTAAATCCCGTACCAACCGACTATCGTACCGGTAAAGCCGAGTGGTATAGCTGCGTAGACGTTGGCGGTTGATGTAAGGTTCGTCTGCTTGATCCCATACATGAGCTGACCTGCTCTGTACGTTGCTCCTGAAGAACCGCGAGTCATAAGCGCGACATCGTGTATCTCGCCAGTTCCACCGCAGTTATCTTGCGACATCATAGCGACGATAACGTCTGAGCCTATCGAGCCCGTCGTAAGTCGTCCTGCCGTGTCAGCAAGCTTAAGACCCACGCCTGGCCCTGGACTTCCGCTCATGACGCATTTGCTGTGTCCGAGTTCACGAACAACCGCAATATCGCCGATAGGCGGGTCATTCTGGAGTATGCTCCATACCTGGTTTGCAGGCACCGTTACTGAGTCAAGTGCCGGAGGCACGGTAGAAGTGGTCAACGACTGTACCGAGGTACTCGCAAGGTACATGTTGCCGTCCGTTCCCATTGTGACCGCTCTGAA